CAAACTTCTATATACGCAAAATCATTATCAAAGTCGTGCCGCTTTGTTTCGAGTCTTATTACCTTTTTTACAATCGTTTTCACTTTAATAATGATATAAAATAGTTACACCTATTTCAATTATTTGTAATCTAGTGAAACCATGTTACAAAAATGACACGTAGTTTTTTTTACCAAACTTGCATATAAATGTAAGTAGTGTAAAATGATCGTAGACGAAGATTATCCTAGAAGTAAAGTGAGCGAGAGACCTAGAACCAAAAAAGAAGCTAAAGATTTTAAAAAGCAGTTTAAGTTCCCGTGGGACGATGTGCCTATAACGATACTACTAATCATCATAGCCGCACTAATTTATGGGACTTGTAGGTAATTAAAATTAATTTTTAATCAGATTGCTTAGAACCTTTTGCTCTTTCCATCTGTTCTGGAGTAGGAGCGCCTTTATCTCCTTTTTTTCTCATTTTTTCACCAGAACCTCTTTTGATACGCTCTTTTTTCTTCCTAATATTCTCCCAAAGACTGCTATCAGACTTCTCTTTCTCTTTTAGAATTTCTTTATGTCTCTTCATAAAAGCCTCATGATTTGGGCCAGCCATGTATAAAGTCTTGCCATCTTCTGTTTCATGAGTATGGATTCCTTTTAAACCCATTTTTTCAGCATCTTTCATAGCTTTTTCTTTGCTATCAAAGTAGTGATCTTTTTCATTTGGAGAACCATAAGAGTATTTTTTCTTTTTGCTCTCAGATTTCTTTTTATCTCCGTAATGATGAGCAGCCTTACTCTCTTTTTGTTTTTGTTTTTTTAGAATTTCTTTTTGAAGCCAGCTAGGTAAAGTTTTTTGTTTTTCTGTTAACTGACCTTCATTCTCTTCCATGAGCATGGCTCTGTCTTTCTTATACTGAACAGCACAAGCAGACATTGTTTTATCCATATCCATGTCTTTTGTATCTACCATTTCTGAGTCACTCATCATACAGTGGCTCATATATGACTTAAACATAGGCTTTTCTTTATCTTCCATATCCATGCCGTATACTTTTTTGCCTTTATATGCAGCTTTAGCTATGTCTTGATCTGCTTTTCTGTAAGATTCTTTTACCTTACCGCCTCTCATCATTTTAAGAAAAGTATTTACTCTAGCCATAGCCCAACCATGACGAGACATATTTGGACGATGAGATGTGCTGAAAGCACCAGCACCGCGTCTGTAGACTCTCTTTAATTGACCTAAAGTAACTTTTTTGGAGTATTTAGCATTATGAGCTTTAACTTTTTCTTTTAGCGTATTAGTAGTTTTTTCACTAAATGTGATTTTGCCTCCACCTTTTTTTGCACTGCCTTTTGGGTTTCTTTTAGAGCCTCTTCTTCTTTCGCTTGGCTCTGCTGGTGTTTGTGCGCCACTTTTTGGTCCTCTACGCTTTGCGGCTTCTGACTCTTCTGTAATCTCATCTACGTAAGCTAGTGAAGGACAAGCTGCCAAAAGATCCTCTTCTTTATATAATGACTCACCATCCCATTCTTCTTCAACAGAGCCTTTTGTAATATTTGTTACGCTTTTAGCACTCCACATTCTGCATGACCAATACCTAGGAGTTGTTTTGTCTTTAGCTGTGTCACAACTATGACGATCTCTAAAAGCCTTTCTTCTTTTTGGGTCATCTCTCTTAATTTCCATGTTTGGATCACCAAAATTTACCTTAACAACGTTCCCTTTTTTGTTTTTTACATAAACAGAGAACTTTTTTGGTCCTTTTGGAGTTCTAAATGGCTTATTTAAGGTTTTATTTTCATTTGCCGCTTCTGTAAAAAACAGAGAAGTATCGTCTCCATCTTCAAAAACAACAGACGCCTTTGATTCTGCCTCTTTAAAGATATTCATACAAACAGCTACTCTCTGTTTATTATCGCTAAATTCATCTTTTTCAGTTAAATCTGAAACACAACGACCCATAAAGTCGCCTCTCTTCTCGTTATTTCTAGGAGTTGGTAATGGCATATTTTTTTTTACACTATAAAAGCTCTATTGGGGAGACATATTGGGAGAGATATTCTTGATAAGGTAGAAACCAATGCTCGCAACTATTTAGCACATCATATAAAGTAACTACCGTCATTAAATCTTTTCTGTCTTTTCTAGTATAGCCTTTGTATAGAGCATTTTTTATGCTAGAAACTTCGTCTGTCCAATCGCATTTGTTTTCAGCTAGTTCTCTGAGATGAGTATTTCTAGCACATAAAAAGAAAGCTCCAAAGTCAAATGCTATCCATTCTGGCTTTAATTCATGATTGCACCAGCCCATTCTGCCTTGCACATTTTTTATTTCTAGTAAGACATTCCCTTCTTTTTGGCTTTTTTTAAGTCCTTTTACGTCATAGCTTTGTCCGTCTACGATAAAATCTGTATGATTTCCTATATCATCTGCTTTAGAAGCCTTTTTTACATCTTTGCCTAATTCTCTACAAGAGTCATAAAATCTTTGCTGTCCTTCTGTTCCAGCTTTAATTGACTGATTTATGTGTCCTATTGAAGATAGCCTTTTAGCTTTGTTTGATATCATAATGTAATTGTTTCTGTTTCTCCGCTTGTTATGTCGGTCATAAAAAAATCTTTAACATTCAATGCTTTATCGTCAATCCAATAATCATATGGAGGTTTACCCATCATTAATTTTGTTCTTTTAACTCCCCATTCATCGAGTTGTTTTTTTGTCAACTTAGCATGATCTTTACCACTATTGCCTCCTCTAGCAGTCCAATAAACTATTTCGTGGCCAGCATCAAACAACTGGTTGAAATAATGTATTCTATCTTTTATTGGTCTTGCTTCTTCATACGGAGTATCAGGGCTGTCATGTGTGCAAATAGTGCCGTCAATATCAACGATATATTTCATTTTAATTTATTAATAATGTCTGTTGTGCTAATGTTTTCTACAAAAGGTATTAGTTTTACTATAGCAGAGCCTTTGGCTTTTAACTCTGTTTTATTCAAATTTACTTCATTATAATCTCCGCCTTTACACCAAAAATCAGGTTGAAGTTCTCTTAGTTGTTTGGCGACTGTTTTAGTGTTAAAAGTAAACACATAATCAACAGCCTCATGGCAAGCAACAGTATAAGCTCTTTGTTTTGCTGGTATAATTGGTCGGTTATCGCCTTTTATTGATTTTACGCTGGCATCTCCATTTACGCCTACAACTAGTTTTGAGTTTAAGCTACAAGCATTTTTCATGGATGTTAGTAAACTAGCATGTCCTGCATGAAACAAATCAAAACAGCCATTAGTAAATATAAAAAATTTTTTTATACCTGCTTTTTCTAACTCTTTAGCAAATAACCTTTCTCTTACTATCTCTTCAAAAGGAATTATTTTTTTATGTTTCATATTGTAGCTATTCCTCGTTTACGTATAACTTTTTGACAGCAATCTTGAGCCAGAAGTATGGCTTTTTCTATGTCTTTTGTTGCAGTATAAGCATAAGCTAGTGTTGCTAAAAATGTATCTCCTGCCCCAGAAACATCCCTTACATCAGAAGGTGTTTTAATTGGATAATCTTTATGATTAAACCAGCAACCTTTAGAAGCTTTAGTAACAATGATATTCTCTGCTTTATGCTTCCAACCGTTTTCTAAAAATTCTTTTTCGTTTATTTTAACAAATGTAAAATGATCTGACCATTCATTATCAAATTGTTTTTTAGTGTCTAAAAAAGACAGCTTGCTCCTTTTAGCAATTTCTCTCAAATTTGATCCAGTTAAAAATCCTTTATTATAATCAGAAACAACTACAGCATCATATTCTTCTATGTTGTCAGGCAATTTGCCGCAGTGAGGATAACTATCTGTATCTACCCTTAAAAACATTTGATTTGAATCGATATCTACATATCTAGTCTTGTGTCCTTCTGGCTCATTAGTAAATAAATCAATTTCATTTTTATAAGGAATATCTCTCAGAGTGTCTTCATCAACAGCAACTAAATTTCTATATACATTAGTGGCCATGCCTAAACTGTTAATACCATTTTCTGGCACAAAAACAGGGGCAGGAGCTTCAGGGCAAAGACGGTTAGCTTTGCCATAACAGAATCTATCGCTACAGGTTTCTCCTATAACTAAGAATTTCACTTTTGAGACTCCCCCTTTTCTACTCTGTAAGAGTCTTCATTAAAGTGTTGTGTGCTGACTTCAAATACAGTTGAGTCTTTTAGCGCTGTTAGTTTATGAGGAACACACGGAACGAGGTGAACAACATCACCTTCAACTAAATTTCTTTCTAACCTTTCTGCTTTTTCTAAATCAAAATATTCTAATTTTAATTCTCCTTTTGTGACACACCAAGTTTCTTCTTTTTTAATATGATAATGCATAGAAAAAGAAGATCCTTTATTGAATCTCAAAATCTTGCCACAATATTTCTCATTGTTGGCAATCCAAAGCTCGTCACCCCAACCTTTAGGATGAACTTCTAATTTACTAAAAATAGGCTCAATACTCATCAAGAGTATTATAAGCTACCTAGGTAAATATTCAAGAAATAATTACTCTTCTCCTTTATCTTTTGCTTTGCCTATATTTAAAGCAGCCCATTCAATCAAACCATAAATTTTGGCCCAAATACTACCCTTTTTAGGAGTAGGTGTGGCAGCAGTAATAGCAGAAGCGAAAGCAATGGCAGCAGTTACAACTCCAAACCAAGGATTGTCTTCGATTAATTTTATAAGAATGTCCATAATCTATAATATGTGTTCTTTATATATTACACACCCAAAGTTTACAGGGAAATAGACTCTGGCGCTATTTCTTCCAACTCTTCGCAAAGTCTATCTATTTCAGATCTATCCATTTTTCTAGCTCTACATCTTAATTTAGAAACTTCCCACTGAAATTTACAAAAAACTTCGCCCTGATCTATGTTGCATTTTTTTTCACTATCAAATATAAAAGTGTCAAAAACTTCGTATCTAATCGGATTAATACATTTTTCTATTGGATCAAATGTAGAATTACCTACAACATAATCAAAAATGTCATATCTACTGACTTGAATTGTAACTCTTTCCATCTAACCATTATAGATAAAAAAAGAACGAAGTCTACAAAATTCTTATGCGACTTCTTATTTTAGAAACATGTCTATTTTTCTCTAAAACAGATCCTCCTTCTCTGCTCCCAGCTCCGTTTGTATTGCCCTCTATAGTTGTTACATAACCACTTGAATCTATGTCTTTTACAGCTAATCCTATATGAGAAAAACTAAATACAACTATATCTCCAGCTTTTATGTCTTCATTTGTAGGTTTACGGAGGTCTACTCCATTTGCCACTTGTTGTTTTGCCCAGTTTTCAAAGTCCCAAGCTCCTGCGGTTCTAGGTCTTTTAAATTTAACATCTTCTCCCTCTATTGCCTCTCTTACTAGCCAACAAATAAAAGCAGCGCACCAAGGCCAACCTTTATCTGCGTCAAGCCAAGTAGCGGCTTTATATTCATCTACCCTAGGGCCACAATTAGTTCCATCAACCTCAGAAACTCCTATTTCTTCTCTTGCTAGAGCCACCATCTTTTGTGGAATATCTTTACCATTCATTGCATCTTTTTTTGTAGATAATTCAGATAATATAGCGTTCCAAGTTATGGGTCCATCTACGCCATCAGCAGAGACACCAATTAATTTTTGGACAGCTTTTACTACTTGTTTTTTTGTTTTAAAATTCATTTTAATTACATTTTCTACTAAATGATGCACAAATAGACATCACAAAACATAACGCTAGTAAAGTGTATATAAAATCAGAAAATCTTTTTATCTTTTTATGTAGAACTTCTGATTGAGCTTCATTGTAATACATTTTTGTATCCATGATGTTATTTATGGCATCTATAGTTGGGTCAGTCATTTCATACATTCTAGGTATAGAAGCTTTAATCATCTCAATATCTCCTTTTTCAGCCCACTCAATCAACTGATTAACATATACGCTTATCTTTTCTTCTTGAGCAAAAACAAAATCAGCATACTCCTTTTCATCAGGAGTCATGTCTTTTTTATAACCCGCTAGGTATTCATCCTTATAACCACTTTCTTCTTTCAAGGTATCCACCATCTCTGCTGGTGTCATTATGCCGTGGGATGTTTTAATTACAGAATCGACAATTATTATGCCATACCAATCAAAGCACATTCCTATCTCCATGATAGATGACTCTGATTGTCGAGCATTTTCTTTTAATGTATTTTTTATATCTTTATTTAGCTCAAGTCCTTTTAAGCCAAAAATTAAACAAATTACAGATAAACAATAAACTATAAACTTTGGTCTCATTTGTTAATAAATTTTTCAGGGTTTTTTTCAAATTTCTGTCCCAATCGAACTATCCCTCCGATTACTTCGGGACTGACAACCCCAATAATACCGTAAGCAATTGCTTTTGTAAGAGATGATACATCAGTTTGCTCTAAAACAAACCAAGCAATACCTGCGGCTATGGCCGCAGTTAAAATTCTTTTAAATTGTTGTTTCACTGATAAGCCGCTATCTCCAGACAGAAGCCTCGCAAACATTGCGGCAGCTCCTACTAGTGGGACAAGCCATCCTCCGTTAAGAAACTCTTTTAAAATAGACTTTTCAGGTTCCATATAACTATATGTTACACAAAAAAAGCTCTCCTTGCGGAGAGCTTTTTAATTTTATTTAATTTCGCAATAAAAATATTAGAAATCAAATTTTAGTCCAGCACCGATTATCCACTCATCTTCTACTTCAAAAGAAGAGCCATCGAAATCATTGTTATTGTATGATAACTTAGCTGTTGCAGATAATTGATCAGTGATAGCACAACCTGCTTTGAGACCAGCCTCAATTGCAGTATATTCGTCTACAAGATTTAATGTGATGAATGGAGTTATAGCAAGGTTTGAAATAGGTGTTTCAAAAGTGCTTGAAGCTCCAATTTCAACGCCATACCATTCATTGTCTAAATCATGCCAGACAGCGAGTGAGGTATCCAACAGAGAATATTCGTAGAGTAATCCAACTGCAATTTCATCTCTGTCCCCAAAAGTGGAATCAAGTCCAGAGAAACTTGCTGTAGCTCCTAGCTTTTGACCAAATAGTTCAATGCCTTTTATATATGTGATTGAGTAATCTGAATCTTCAGAATCTCCATCAATGTCATATAATCCAACATTAAATGTAAGGTCTCCACCATTTACAGGGGCAGTCAGGTCAAGAGAATACCCAAGGGCATCTTCTCTAGCCGCCAAACCTCTGCTGGTTTCAAAGTTATAAGCAGAAAACCCAACTCCTACAGAAGAATCTGCAATAGTTGTGGCAAAAGACGCGCCACCAAAGATAGCGCCCAATAGTAGTGTAAGAATAAATTTCTTCATAAGTTAATTATATATTACAGAATTGTAATAGTCAAGGGAAAAATTATTCGTCTCCTTCAGGCTCTTCAGGAGCCTCTATAGAGTCTGCAAATTGAGGACTATCATCTACAGTTGTTGGAGGTGCAGCAGCAGCTCTAACTTTATCTGCCAAGATAACTGCTGCTTGAGCAACACCTAAACCTTGGGCCTTTACTGCGATATCAATTAACTGAATTAAAGCATTTAGTTCTTCGTCGGAAAAATCAATTGTTTTCATATATATATATTAATCACTAAATAATATTTTTCAACTTTTTTTAAAGATTTGGAACATCAGGCCACACAACAGAATTTTTCAATTTAGATTTTTCTGCGTCCGTAAGAGTTCCTTGATCATCATCTGAAATACATAAAGCCCATTTGCCAGCTTTTGTTTGCCTAGCTCCCCACCAA